GTCGTGGATAGCAGAGTTTCGTGATCCTAGAGTGACCGAGCGATGGGCTGGTGGCGCTATTCAGCGTCGCACGCCTCGTCGTAGGAAAAATGCTAGCCGAGTGAAGAAGATACTTAGCCATGAAAACGTTGAGTATCGCTGGGCTAAAGCGCAAGAAAATAAGAATAAGAGACAGGGGGTTTCATGAAGAAACTGGTCATCGTAGACAAGAATCGGTGGATTGCTATGAATATTGCTCATGAGCAGGACATAGCGTATTACCGTTCTTTGGGCTGCGTGGAAGAAACTCATACTTATTGCAAGTGTGGGAATTACATAGGCTTTGAGGTGGTGAGGTCACGCAGGTGCATGAGTTGTGTTTATCATGTGCGTCGTGTGGTGTTCTCGGTGCTTTTGGGGTTGTTTGTGTTTGGGGTCGCCCTTTTGGGTGGTCATTTACTTCATAGTTAGGAGGCTGTGATGTTAGGCAAAGTACCTCACCCTTTAGATGGGGTGGAGTTAATGGAGGACACTATGCGTGAAGCAAAGCATGGTGTTATTGATTATCGTGGGGTTAATCCTTATGGTAAAGAGGTTGGTCGTTGTGGCAGGTGCAACCCTGATTGGGATTGCATGTGTTTTGAGGACTTAGGCTGTTAGGAGGCTGTGATGGAAACATATGACGACTGTTGGGAAATAGTCAACAGGCGAGGTATTACTGATGGGGTTCATAAATGGTATGAAGTCCAACTGCTGGTGAAAGACAAGCAGGCAGACAGGAAGATTGAACGTCTGGAAAAAGAAATTAGTCGCTTGAAGTCAATGAGTTTGTTTCAGCGCATATTTAGATGGGGGAAATAATGAAGTTCAAGGATAAAGAGTACGCCGTTGGCGTGGCGTACGACTGGATAAATGAGAGGGGCTATCAAGTTCCGGCACGTCAGATTGAGGTGTGGTCCCACCCTGATGCTGTGCATGATTGGGTGCTTGTGTTTGGTGATTGGCATGGTGACTGGGAAGAAATAGAGTGCATGCCTTATGTCCCTACGTGGTGTGTTGAGCCTTGGGATTGTATAGAAAAGGGCACCTTTGTGAAATTAGGTGCGAAAAATCTTGGTGAGATTAATCTCTTTATGTTGGAGATGGAGAAAGAATATTGTGAGGAGTATAGCAATGAGTAATGGCCCAATTATTGAGAAGATACTTATGACTATGGTAAAGGACTGTCCCAATGAGGGGAGTGGCGAGTGTGCGTTTGTGCATACTTGTGTGGAATACAACGAAAAGGGAGAGGAGGTGGAACAGTGAAAATTGGCAAAAGAATAAGTGTGAGGAACATGGAAAGTTCAGCGGGTAATACTGTGGCTAATCAGTTCATCATCACGTTTGACAACTATGAAGGATTTCAAAGTTATACAACGCTTATTGGTGTTAAAGATTATTCCAATGGGCAAATAGTCCTTGATAAAAGGGCGTGGGATTACTCCACGACTACAAGCAAGTACCGCAATATGTGGTTAGGTCTTGACAGCAAGGCTGTTAAAGCAAAAATACAGTCAGGGGAAATACTTCTGACTGAATTGAATTAAAACGGGACTAGTCCCGTGAGGAGGCATTATGTTAAACATAAAGCGACCAAATAGGCACGTCCTCTTTCTCGTGTACGAGGGTGAGGACTGCACTGAAGATGATGTGAGGGTTATAGACCCGCACATCAGTGGCAACTGGAAAGTAAGCGACATTGAGTGGGCTATTGACCAGTTGTTTGTGTTCCCTCCGAAAGTTGTGGGGCACGGAAGCATAGAAATATTGGAAGTCACACAGTTGGCTTACCATACCTTTAATGAATAGGAGGCTGAATATGCGTTTAGCAGAGTCAGTGCAATACAAGTTAAACCAGATGGAACAGATGCGTGCTTTTATAAGTTCGTTTCGTGTGATAGATGGAATGAATGGAGTGTTAAATCACATAAACCCTAATGATAGGGAAGAGTGGGTTATGTTCCTTGATGAAGAGATCGTGTCGTTGCGTGAGGAATTGCGTGACACGAGAGAGGGAAACTTTTGGATACGTGGACCTATAAGCGAAATTAAAGTAGCCAATGATTGATCCGGTTGAAGAATTAGAAGATGAGATTAAGTGGATCTCACGGGGGTTCAGGTTTCAGAAGAGCACTGTTTCTCCTGTGTGGCAGTTGGCCTCTGTGCATTGCAAGGTGTGTGGTGTTACCGAAGATGAGAGCGTGGATACACAGAACTTGCAGGGGCCGTTTGTGTGTGCTGACCACCCGATAAACAGCGAGGAGTTTGAGTGGGAGCATGATGGTCCTATCGGTGGGGAGCCTTTGCACCCCCATGAGGCAGACCAGTGTTATTTGTGCGATGCGCCGTTGTCTCGGTATAACGAACAGTCTATTTGTGGTCCTTGTATACGTGAGGCTGATCTTGGTTCGTTGGATACGTTACTTCAGTTGGATTATTTAGAGAGTCATAAACGTGACAACAACACGCATAAAGATGCGTGCATTATTTTAGGTCGTGAGGTTCGTCTTAAAAAAGATGGGTCATACAAAGAGAATAAAAAAGATCGTGTCAAATGACATGAAATAATAACAATAAAGGAGAATTGTTATGAAGAAAATAATGGAGGTAATAGCGAACAAGGTTAAAGACCCGTTCGGTTATAACCGTAGAATCAACAGCATGACATCTGAGTTTCACGACATTGCGGTCAATGTGGCGCAAGGTATAGTGGAAGATGAGACACGTGAGTTGGTTGAGGACCGTATGTCAGACATGGTGTACGACTACAACCTTATCACGAGTGACAACATTCATGATGAGTTGAATGATGGTTACAACTGCTATGTGCAGGCAGATAACATAGGAGAATACGTCTCTACTTATCTTGAGGATAATCCTGAGAATGTAGAGAGCATCATTGATAATTATTGTGATGAAACGTATACCACACCAGATGAGGTCAGAGACTTAGTTAAAGATGTCAATATTAAAGATATTGATTTCAGCGAGCATGAACTCGTTATGACTTTGGTTGGCGATATTCTATGCAACGATGATATGACTACAGCGATACGTAACATGGTTGCTGACATGATGGGTGAGTTCATTGAGAACATGCGAGTGCAGATTACTGATTATCGTGGCGAAATGTTCCGACTTTCCGACCCGAGATAAGGAGGAAACTCATGAAAATATCTGATGAAGATAGAGAGCGTTACGACATTCCGCATGTTGATGAGATTCAACAAGCGTTAATGGAGGAGGCTGAATGGTTTGAGTCTGAGGCTGAGTTTGACAAGAGAGATGAGGTATATCCTGACGATGAAGATTCCTGATCGGATACGTATAGCCGTAGCGCTTGCTGTGACCGCTAGTTGCGGAGCACATCAAGTCGCAGTCGGACTATCGGGTGAACCCGTGAGGGAAACACCGGAGACTGTAGTGGTCTTGCCGGAGGTGGAGCCAACTGTAGAAACGTCTTTGTACATAAAAGAGGAACTGGTTTCTACGACTACATATTTGGAAGGTGATACGGCTTCCACTCTGCCTCCGGCAGTTACTCTGTCTACTCTGATACAGAAATACTTTAAACCAGAAGATTGGGGATGGGCTGTGCGAACCACGTTTTGTGAGTCGTCTGCTCACCCTGATGATGAGGTGAGTGATGCTGTGAACTCTAGTAGCGGTGCTTCTGGGTGGTTTCAGCATTTGCCTAAGTTCTGGGAGGAACGCACCCGTAAAGCGGGCGTACAGGGGGCTGATATTTTAGACCCCGAATCTAATGTTCTTGTTGCTGCGTGGCTCTTGTATGAGACACCGCAGGAGGAGGGGCATTGGGCTGAGTCCCAACACTGTTGGGGAGAAAGGAGTCCGTAATGGACAAAGCACCAGACATGGACGATCCGTTGGAACAACGGTTGTTCATATTAACCGACATAAGAGAGTATCTTTTCTGGCAAGGCGCTGATAGCGACGAAGGCGGAGTGCAAAGTGTGTTTCAAATGTGGGTTAATTATTTAGATAAAGAAATAGAACTGATGAATTGGTTCATCAAAGATTTCATTAAAAAGGAGAACAATAATGAATGATCAAATAGAATCGGGACCGGTCCCGGAAGAAAAAGAAATGGAATACTTTGAGGTTGAGTACTGGCAGAACACCAAGTACTGGGTCAGAGTTGAGGCACCTTCAGAGGATGAAGCAGTAGATTGGGTTAATTGTTGGGATATTACGAAAGTAGATTTTGATGATGCCACACCGATAGATGCTGACTGCCCGGAGAATGTGAGGTTAATATAATGAATAATTTAGAGGAACGACAATCGTTTTTTAGTCCCAAACTAGAGGTGGGACATATCATCTACTACAAAACGTTCTTTGACAATGAGCGTAGAGTCCGTGTGACTGGAGTAGAAGATGAAAAGAATGGACAAAAGGTTTTTATCGCCGTTGAAACAGACAGCGATAGAAAAGTCTGGGGCTATCAAGACCAGATTACAAAAAACTTGGGACACGAGTTCCAAGAAATAGAAAAATAAGGAGAAATATATGATGGATAACATCAGTCACGAAAAGGGTGACAGAATGATGTCTAATAGTAACTTCTCTGATGCGGCAAGCGTCGGCGTTGTATGCGCCGAAGCGTACTTCCCTGTGGAGTACCTGCCTTGCTCATTTGAGTGGAGTTACGAGGATCCGATGTACGGACCTAGACTAATGCCTGAAACACCCAGATATGAATCAGGAAAGTACAAGGGTGAGCCGTTACACGTTTACGTGGCACGTATGGACACCCCAATACCAACGGTGTTGGGAATCCATTCATCTAAGTATGACCGGAGTCAAGACGGGTATGCCACCGTGTTGGATCAAGCAGAGATGCTTTTCCCTAACACCGCTGACATGTGTACCTTGTTTGGTAAAGGCGAACGTCTGGTATTTACCCAAAATTTGGGTGATGAAGTTGATCTAGGGAACGGCGATACTTTACAGCCTCGCCTTGTCTGGACATCATCTCTTAATGGGGCGTGGGCTACAAGCGTGAGGTCTATGATGCATAGACTGTCATGCACTAATCAACTCATGGGTACCACACCCTTGTGGAAGGTGCGACGTACAGCAAATCATTCTGATTTAGTGGAGGCTCGTGCCCAGATTCTGTCTAACCAGATAGCGCACGCTGAAGCGTATGCTAATCAGGCTAAGATTCTGGCTTCGCAGGAGTTTACTGATGAGCAGTTCAGTAATCTTATACAGCATTTGGTACCTGATCGTCAAGATCAGGATGTCTCTGACAGGGCGTTAGATAACGACCTTGCTAAGAGAGGTGCCATGCTGTTGAAGTGGAATCAGGAGAAGGAATCCTTTGGTGCTGGATCGCATTTAATGGGCAGCAAATGGCTGGCTTACAATGCAGTTCAGGGTGCTGAACAGCATTACATAAACCAGAACTGGAAGCATGATCCTGAGAAGGCTCTAGCCAAATCTGTGGAAGGTAAAACACCTTTCGCTAACGAGGCTTGGAGAACACTCATTGAAGCCTGATTTCAGTCAGGCCGCCTGCAAGGGAGTTGACACTCACTTGTTCTTCCCAGATGTGGTAGGTGAAAGAGGCAAGAAGATGAAGATGAAAGAACCCATCAAAATCTGTGCTGTCTGCCCTATCCAAATGGATTGTTTAATCCACGCCTGCGAAACCGGAGAGTTTTGGGGCGTCTGGGGAGGCGTGTCTGAAAGAAGAAGAAAACAGTTGGCAAAGTCCAAAGAGTATCATCTTTGGGCGGCAAGAGATTGTAGGGTTTGCAGTCAAAAGTTTATGCCAACTGCTCAAACCCAGTTTAATTGTGGACCTAAATGTTTTGCGATCTACAACAGAACATCAAACAAAAATGCAAGACGAAGAGAGAGAGCAAAAAATGGCTAAAACATTATCAGAGTTCCCGTCAGATCATACAGGTGGAAGACCTGAGTTGTATCCTTGGGACGAATGGTTGGACGGACGACCTTGGTTACTCACCAATGGTGAGGATTACAAGACCACGACAAAACAATTTAGGGGAGCCGCAGAAGCGGCTGCCCGAAGGAAGGGATTGTGGATACGAGGTCAAGTCCAGAAAAATGGCATAGTTATACAAGCATACGAGAAGGAAGGAAGGACACGTTTGTAACACTGAGTGGATCTCAGTGTTTACCTGTAGTAAGATTAGATCAGTGGGGCAGAGGGTTATCTCCTTTCACCCCTCTGCCCCACAAATGCAAAGGAGTTAGTATGGATTTAGAAGAGCGTATTAAAAGATTGGAAGATCTTGTAGCGCCAGATGACCAAGAGGGAAATGTGGCTGATGCCTTGATGAACCTTTATGGGAACTTTGTACAAAGTTTAATCTGGCAAGGAGATTTTCTGTTTGATTTAAGAAATAGTATGGAAGATATGATGATGAAACTATCATCGTTAATACCGGAAGAACTATTAGAACAAATGACAGAAAAACCTGAAGGAGAACCTGAAACAAAACTGCACTTAGTAACCGATTCACAAGAGTCTTAACCCCCTCGGACTCTTGTGTCCCTGTACCCCCACCCCCCTTTAGGGGGGGGTGGGGGTACAAAACCAAGAAAGGAAAAAATGACCGAAACTAACTGGGACGCAGAATTAAAAAAATTATTGAGAGATGACAATGGTGTGGAGTGGGTTCCGTTCAAAGACGATGAACTCAACCGACTCCACTGGAGTCAGTTTCTTGAAGAAGCAGTAAACATTAGCGTGGAACTTCTTTTTCAAATGGACGAGTTGGAAGGAGAAGGATACCTTCGTGAAGAAGGTTTAGAACCTGAGAGCATGGACACGGCTTTTGCGATAGCGATGGGTATTACTACAGCGCTTTGCGGAGTAAACCATGAAGGAGGGGAAGAACTGGATTCTCGTTTAGAAGAATTAAAAGTTTCAATAAATAAAATAAAAGAATCTTTGGAAGGAGAAGATTATGATAACTGATGACGGGCGGATCGTACTCCGCCAATCATGGCTGGGTTCTCTAGCCATGTGTCCTGAGCGAGCCAGACAAGACATGTTAGGCATCGCTGAGAACACTGAGTCAACGTCAACGATGATTGGGACATCTGTTCATTATGGAATAGAGCAATGTCTTAACGAAGTGATGATGACAGGAGAACCGTTGTCGCAAACCGACACTGTGCAAGCGTCTATGCAATGGTGGAATGACAGCCACGATGAGATAGTTCGCTGGAACCACGACAAGTCTGAATGTGAAGACATCATTCAGAAAAACACGAACGTGTGGTGGGAAGAAGTAAGACCTGAAATGAAACCAATCGCTGTTGAGGAACGGTTTGAAGTTCCTTTAACGCAGACCGATAAAGGAACTGAGATCTGGTTGCAGGGAACGATTGACTGTGTTCAAGAGTTTCCCAACCCGATTGTGGATTGGAAAAATCCGGGTCGTAAACCATCTAACGCATGGGAACTAAAACGCTGGTCTGTGCAAGCAGCAGCGTATTCGTATGCAGTTGACAAGGTACATGGTTTTGGACCGTTACCTTTTGAGTTCGTGCATTTAGTTAAGGGTGTAGTCCATCGCACACAGGTGGAGTTTGGACCGGCGGAATGGGATAGTCTGGTTGCTCTCGCCCATTCTGCTGGAACCCTTATTGAAGCAAATCTCTCAGTATGGCCCCTCAATATGACAGGTTGGCATTGCTCCCCCAAATGGTGTGGTGCATGGAAAACTTGCCGAGGGCAATATGCTGGACCAGATCCCTTTTAACCAACTAAAGATAGGAGAAACAGGGAATGACAGAAGAAAACAACAACAGTTTCACTGTGTTTCGCAGGCAGGTCATCCAAACGGGTGATTATGAACCTGCCGAAGCGTCATGCAGCGTCTCTATAACAATAGATGCTAAAGCATCACAAGAGGATGTAGCAGCGGAGATCGCTAAGTGGGGAACCACTTTAGAGATCGCCAACTACGAAGCACTAGGTGTAGGTTATGAACTTACAGAACAGGGTGTGAGACTCTTAGAAAAAAGTGTTCGGTCAAGTACACCGGATGCTCCCGTGGCCCAACAAGCGACGGGGAATAAATCCTACAGTAACGCCAACTCCTCAAAGGGAGGATCTTTACACGAGATCTGGCGTGACCTGATGGACAATCAAACTATGTGGTGGCCACCAAATTGGCAGGACAAATTAAATCCTGACAAGGAAGTGAACGCTAACGGTCCTGACTATAAGCGCAAAGCAGATGGTAAGGGTGTTTGGTTATCTAAGAAAGACGGCACTCCACTCATTCCTGATTGGTTTGTTTGTCCTTTTACGGGTAAAACTGCTGCAGACTTGAAGGTAGTAGCCAAAGAGGTTAGAGCCTGATGGAAGCAGTCCTGCACTCGCAGGACGAAGTGGCCTCCCGACTCGCAGCCGCCCAAGAAGCGGCAGCGACGGGGGGTAACCCATCTGAACCCCTAGAAACGTCTGAGAATGGCTCTGTGGCCGTCTCAGAGGACTCTGGAAGTAAGAAGCCCCTTCGTTTTGCGTTAACATCAGCAGTCGTAGAGAACCTTATAGGTTTTATACGCAACCCATCAGAACGCTGGTACCTAGGATTTTCCGAAATAGACATAGCGACCCGTGGCATAGGCCGTGGAGAAGTGTTGCTGGTAGTTGGCAGGAGTCACACAGGTAAATCACAAGTGCTGTTAAACAGCATTGTGACCAACCTAGTGAACGACCCCGAAGCCCACGTTGTCATATTTTCAATGGATGAACCTAGAGAACTAGTAGTAATGAAACTGTTCTGCCTCTTACAAGGCAGGTCATCATCGGAAGTAGAAGAAGCAATTAAGGCTGGAGATAAAGACACACTGTCTGATCTTGAGCGAGCAGCGACACAAGAGTTATCACGTGTCGCAATCATTGACGAATCTATGACCCTTGAATCCATGTCAGCAGCAATGGATGAAGCAAGAGCATGGTGGGGTAAGAACCCATCGTTCTGCATGATTGACTACCTAGAATTATTGCCCGGCGGAGACGCTGACGCATCAGGGGTCACAGCCAAAGCACAAGCAGTTAAACGTTGGGCGAAAACTCAACGTGTGCCGATTGCTTTAGTTCACCAAGCCGGAAGATCAGCAGGTAACCGAGGCCAAGCCGCCGGTATCCACGCTGGACGATACGGAGGAGAACAAGAAGCAATCTTTGTGCTGGAAGTGTACCGCAAAAAAGATGGGCCAGATCTCACCGATTGGGAAACCAGATACCATGAGAACAGTATCCAAATGAACCTGTGCAAAAACAAACGCACCGCCCGTTTAGGAGACTACGCATACTATTTGGACCCTCAGTGTGGACACATTCATCCTTATTGGGATGAATTGATACCAGACGGAGGTGAACATCCCGATGGATAGCACCGTAGAACGGTTCGCAGAATTGTTTAAAGGTGGCCGGATAGCCATAGATAACTACGACGACAGTAAGGGGTTTAGACCGTGGGAATCAGAAACTGGGGAACCGAAAGAAGCATCAGGCGAAACTTTCTACCAAGCAGTACTTACACACTTTGGGAGTTACAAAACACCCATTGGTGTGTACCCGCTGAAAAAGGAAGAAGACCGTTACGTTGTTTACTGGGGTTGTGTAGATTGGGATGAAGGAGAAGAAGAATCTCTTATCCACGCTACCAATGTACAAACTCTGCTTTGGCAATTAGACATACCCTCATGGGTAGAAAGGTCACGTTCAAAAGGATACCACCTGTGGGTATTCTTTACCGAAGCGTTCCCTGCCATAGACGTACGTAACGGCTTATTAGCCGTTTGTAAAATAGTAGACGCTCCTATCAGGGAAGTGAATCCTAAACAAACAGCGCTTGGTGGTAAAGGCTGGGGCAACGGGGTACGTTTGCCGTACCCTTCAAAAATAGATGCACAAGGAACAATACCTAAAAGAGTAGGACGTAACGTAGTCCTTGATCCTGAAAGTGGAGAAGATCTATCTTGCGAAGAGTTTTGCCGGATGGCATACGAAACTCGTGTAACACCGGAAGATTGGGAACCAGCGTTATCTTTGTACGTTAAACCTAAACCATTGCCGATACCTAAAGTCAATCCGTTTTTATCTACGTCTAATATGCGTGGATTAGCAGGAGCGATACGGCGAAACGGTCCACGTATAACAAGCAAAAATCCTAACGGAGATAGATCAGGGACGTTGTTCTCTCTTGCTTGCGCCATGTACAAACAAGGTTTTAATTCATCAGACATAATGACTGAACTAGAATCTGCGGACAGGGAATGGGGAAGCAAGTTTGCTAACCGACCTGACGGGCGTAAACGTTTATGGGAAACTGTTGTGCGTGCTCAACAAGCAGCAAGAGGAATGAACGAATGACTTTAACGATTGCATGGACAGTAGTGCTTGTTCTTTTCTTAATAGTTGTTAGAAGGTGGATAAAATGACAAAAGCACACACGATAGTTATAAACCGCAGACCAAAAGTAAAAGCACGACCCCGCCATACAAAAGGCGGGCAAGTGTTTACACCTAAAACAACTCTGCAAGAAGAAGACCACGTTAAAAAAGCGTGGGAAGAACAAGTAGGAAAAACTTTAGACTGTCCTGTAGAAATATCTTTACGCTATTCTCCTACAGAAACAGTTCTAACTGTGTTAGAGTCTCCTCATGACGCTAAATCGTTAAGAGGGGACTTAGACAACTATGTTAAATTAACAATGGATGCTTTAAACGAAGTTGCATGGGTGGACGACAAACAAGTCGTCCGCATATCGGCAGTAAAGGTAGACGCAAATGACAGTACGGATTGATTTAGAACCTTGGGAATACGAATGGGCTAACGCTGTAGGTATACGGCGTTTCGCAGAAAACTGGGGCAAACCAGATGCTAAACATTACGATGCTTTCCGCATGGAAGATAACCGCACAGCACAAGTAGCAGCCACCGTCTGTGAACTAGCAGTAGCGAAAGTAACTAACCAATTTTGGAGTGGTCATGTGTGGCCGCAAGGAAAACATAAAGAATACAAAGACCTCCCAGATGTGGGAACCAACATAGAAGTCAGAAGGATACGCACCAGCCCCGATGCGGCTGTGCGTAAACGACAACTAGGCAAAGGACTTATCCTTTTCGTAGCGCAACCAGAGCCACCAGAACTACGAAGCGTAGACATATTAGGGTGGATAGATCACGACGAAGCGTGGGAACTAGGTAAGCCATCTAGTTACGCACCGGATACAACACGGAACATTGCATCCACTCTTTTAAAGAGTGTCACCGAATTCGCAGGGGTGAGGGAAGATTAGAAATGAAGAATGACCAGAAGAAAAGAACTACCCAAAAATTTTGCAGAAGAAGAATTAGACACAAACTCTCGTAAACATAGCCCTTGGCCTCACCGGTACGACACTAAAGTAGAACAACTGATGTCGTTAGCGCCAAACCAGAACGCTCTACTGCCCAGCATAGAAGAAACTGTTGACCTTAAAGAAGCAGTCGGAGAAGCAATAGATAATCTTCCCGAAGAAGACAGAACCATATTTGAATTAATTTTTATAGCACACGTGTCTTTAAGAACAACAAGTAAAGTCGTAGGTGTGCCCAAAACATCTTTAGCCCGACGCAGAGACAAGATTAGACGCAGACTAATGTTGGATCTGAGCCAAGATAAAAGAATACAAGAATGGATGTACCGAGACTTTTAGTATTCTTCTAAAGAATCCATAATGTGACGAATCATTCCCATTAAAGAACCAGCCCACATAGCAAACGTGGCTGTAGCCTCTTCAACTCCTTCTAATCCTGCATAGTAAGCAGCAAGTAAACCATCTGCTTCGTCTGGATCAAAAACAAGGAGTAAGCCAAGTTCACCATCCTGTGTGAACTTGGCATGAATCCCATCCTTAACATCAAAAAGGTGAGATTCGCTGGCTAAATTCCCGTACACCTCTTCTGGAAGGTACGAATATTCATCAGCAAAATCTTCCCATTGTTCAGCATGAAATTCAGGAGACGGCATTTAATCAACCAGAGAAGCAGAACCTTTAGTTCCAGCAAGACGAGCAGCAGCAGCGCCTTTCAAAACTGAAAGAGCAGCGGACACGCCAGCCATAACAATCATTTTCCATTGGTCTACGCCAAGGTCAAGGAAAGCGTTGGTGCCCATAGCACCAACAGCGGCTTGAACAAATGTTGCCCCGACTCTTTCAGCGAGATCTTTGTAATCCATTATTTTTTCTTTCTTTTCTTTGCTTTAGCAGCAGCGGCTTTACCCTTAGCGGTGTAAGGATATTTTTTTCCAGCAACTCTTGGCATTTTTCCTCCTGTTTACCATTTCGTTTTATTAGCCCAATACGCAGCAGACATTTTTCCTTTAGAAATGTTCTTTGCATGACGAGCCTTAAACGATTTTTTTCTTGCTTTTTCTTTAGCAGATGCAGGATTTTTACCTGCACCCTTAACTCCCTGTTGTCCAAAACGAATCGTTTTAATCTGATCGCCTTCTTTGGCGACCACAACATGAGACTTTGTAGCATGATTAGGTGTACGTTTAGGTTTATTAAACCCTGAAACACCTGCTCTTGCTAACCGTGGATCTTTTTTAGCAGCCATAAATACTCCTAATTGATTAACGCATCCCACGTAGCAGGACCAACGATCCCATCCATAGTGAGTTTGTTACCTGTGTTTATAGATTCCGAATCTTGAAATTTCATAACCGCAGCCTTTGTGCCCGACCCAAAAATACCGTCAATGCCAGCACCCTTACGAGAACGTTTCTTATTCTTTGCTGTGTTAAATCCTTCTTGTTCTAAATAAAGTTGCAAAACCTCAACGTGTTTACCACGACTGCCTTTACGCAACACATGTTGGCGAGCCTCAGCGACAGCCTCAGCAAAAATTTGCAACGGTGTCTTAGCATCCATTTTTGCAGCATCCAACGTTTCATCACCTGAAACGGCAGGAGCGTCAAACCAAACAAACTCTGAACCCTGCACACGACCCGGACATACGTGCCACCACTCCGAAGCAACTGTTTTAACGCAGCCATACTCCGCTGCAATACGGTTAACCTCAGCAGTAGACAACCCCTTGCCTGTGATCCTTAAATCAACAGCGTAACCGTAACCACCAAAAGCCTCCTGAGCCATATGGTATGAGCCTCTCATACCATTAGACATGCGCCTCATTGGATTCGCGGCGAGATTCCCGCGACCTGCTTTGTACTTGTCATATAACGCTTGCTGTTGCGCTAACGTGCGTACACCGCTGACAATCTTTACACGCCCAACAATACGATTATCTTTAAAGAATTGGTTTAAACGATACTTAAACTTAGGGTGCAACTCTTCAGTGCGTACCCATTTAGACGTTACCGGCAAATTAAAATCCATACTATTTTCCAAATGATCTAGGGGAATGGTGATGATTAGCCAAACCCATGTTTCTTAAATGTTCAGCAGATTCAGCGGAATCCGCTGGAACTGCGTCAGGTTGCTCGGTTTCTTTTTCTTTATCTTCCATATTATAACAGGCACGTGTGTCCCGTGTCAGCGCTGTCTACGCTCAATATCTCTCGTTTCGCCGTAAAGTAAACTTCTTCTAATATCTTCCCTTACACGCTCCTGATGTTGCTCAAATGGAGTATTAATTCTTATATTAATACCACCTAAAGTAGAAACAAGAGTTTGAATATAACGTTCCTGATAACGAGTTTCGTTAGGGATCACACGACGGAGCCTACCAATAAACGGCATAAAATTATCTAACACAGCAATGCGAGAATCCATCATCTTCCATTCACCCTTTGAATTTTGTTCCGCCCAATTAATAGCACCCAAAGCAGGCATCAAACCGGGAATAGCGTCCCAAGCAACAGGCACCTGCTGGTATCTACCTGTGTAAGGAATGTCTTTAAAGAACTGTTTACCTGCGTTGTACTCTAAAGGCACTTTCAATACTGGCGACATAGAAGAAAGAACATTTCCTAAAACGTCGTCAAACCCTTCTTGCGTAGGATCAAACCTTAACAAATCTTGAAAAGGAATATCAGGCACAGTATAAGTAGTAGACCCTCCGATACTAAAAGGAAGTTGTATCCCAAAAGGTTTCATAAAATAATCAGGAACAACATCTTCTTTTTCTTCACCATATTCTAAGTTTTCTTTAATACTTAAAAGACGGTTATAACGTTTCGGGTTTCTAAGCAGTTGTTCAACTTGAAGGGGAAGATTTTTTCTAACCCAAGTGTAAAAAGGAAATATCCTTTTCATTGCTTCTTCTTCAAAATTAGAAAGGTCAGCGTAATTAAAATGAACTCTAAAAATAGTGTCGGCTGAATCGTTAAGATTTCCTCCACGTAACATTTCCCCTACACCAGCCGCTAACCTTAATGCTTCTTCAGCATGTGTGTTAGCGTGACGAACAGAAGAATACAAAAAGAATCCTGCATCTGCTGGATTAACATTAACACGAGTTCCTTTTTCTAAACCACCTTTAGTCCCAAACAAAAACTCAAACCTTCTCCTAACCAACAAATTACGTTCAACAGAAGAAGCGGCTTGACCACCAGATGCTGCACCAATGTTAGTTATTTCAGAAGAAAGTTGCAAACGAAGATCGTTAGGATTTTCTTCAGCCAAAATTCTAAACCCTAAAGCAGCATCTCCGTCACCTGCTTTAAGAGCACGCCACCTGTTTATAAAAGCAAGCGGAACTTCAGACAACGGAAGATCATCCATCCACATGTTAAACATTGCACCAAAAACGTTACGGTTAACAAATCCCGGCGTAGCAACCATCTGCGCTTTCATCCAGTTGTGTACCTTGTCATACGTTTTTAAAAAACCTTCAACTTGTTTTCTGTCATTTAATTTTTGTGTCGCTAAAAGAACAAGAGTAATATCATCATGGAATTGTTCGTCGCCCGCTACTCTCCAATACCCCCACGTTCTTGCAGAGTCTTGCCACAATTTTCTAAGATCTTCAGAAGTGATCTTAGAAAAATCAACATCACCATTAGCGTAATTAATTCCAAACTTATCTCCTTTAGGAGATTTTCCTAAAATTTCTTCTGCTTTTAAACGTTGCACTTGCATATCGGCTATACGTTTCTGTTCCCTCATTGAAGCATAAGCGTGACGCAATTCAATACTTTCAATAACTTCTAATTTTTCTTGAATCTGCCGCTCTCTAACAGTTAAGGCTCTTTGATATCTTCTAACTGTTTCTCTACGTTTAGAAATTTTCTGATACAAATTTCTTGCTTCATCAACAAGTTGTTTCAATTCTAAATTATTTGCTTCTATCGCTGCTTTCTGCCCACCCATAGATGCACCTACAGAATCATAATCGTCAATTAAAGTTTTTAAATTAACTAAATCTTTTAACGGTGCTTCTACAGAAATTTCTCCTTGTGCAATTATTTGCCTCATTGAAGACACGTCCGGATTTTCAGCAAACATTTCAGCCAATTCAGATGCAACCGGTTTGCGTGGATCAGCCCGCCCAAAATAAAGAGGTGCAGTTGCCTCATCTAAATTGTATTGAGGAATGCTTCTTAAATCATCTATTTGTTTTTGGATCTGCGTTAATAACGGAGCAATGTTAGGGTCAGCGGCTAAAAGAGCCTCATGAGAAAGAATACTTTCTAAATGTCTGAACTCTTCTATTTGTGCCAAATAATCTGCAACAATTTTTGGTTTAGTTTTATCAGGAGCAAATCTTAAAACAGCAGACGTTTGCACTACATCAGGTGCTGCTTCTCCTGTAGATCTATTTACTTTAACTAACCCTCCTTGAGAGTTAGGGACTTCTCCCGGTAAAGAAGGTTCACGTCGAATGTTGATCTCGTTAAAAAGCCTGCCGCGAGAAGGATGAGGAGCAGACAAATCCATTCCTTTTTCAATGAAACTGGTTGAATTCATAACTTCACCAGTTTCATCAATACGAAATCCTCCACGGCCATAATTGATCCACCGATTCATCATAGCGTTTTCAACAGAATCGTCAGTAACGTGTGCTACTGTTGGCCAACTAGATGGGTTGTCAGGATTTAAACCTTTTTTTAATTTCCAAACATTAGGTCTAGTTGAACGCCTAACAGATGTAGCAACTACCGCACCAGATAAATCTATATCATGCATAAAAGTTGCATTAAGCCATTCAGAAACAATACGATTCGCGCTTTCTTTTTGCTTTAAAGGAAGATCATCCATAATTCTTCCATATTGCCAATCGTCTAAATCCCAATCTAACCTGAAAATACCCTCTTCAATTTCTTCAGTACGAACAAGAATTGCAGGTCCGCCTTCTTCTAAATGTTTAAAATATTTTTCAGAAATTTTAACAAGTTCTTCTCGGAACGGATGCCCTTCAAACTTGTTTATAAAATCAAGTTCTGTTTTATTTGCGGGAAGATTCCAACCACTTCTATCAAACCATTGACCTAAAGTTTTAGCCTTGCGGTTATTTCTATTTACCTTAGAAAAGAAAAAACCCATACGTCCCGCTACGCTAGAAGGCTCACCAACAACATTGTCTAAACTGTTTTGCATACTTGTCGGAGAACTATAAGACTCAAGAACTTTAGAAATATCAGGGTAAGCGTAACCCGGTATTACACCCTCGCCTGAACGATTCATGACGGAACGTATAAAATTGTATGATTCAACTGTTCTATCTGCTTTCATTGCTTCACGAGCAAGTTGAGATAAACGAGGAAACATTCCGTTTTGTAAAAAATCTAAATCTCTCATCAAATCATCAGCAACATCGGTTAAAAAAGTAGCACCATTTTGATCACCAACAGCAACTAAATTGTCAACAATGTTTCGTATCTCCGCCACACCGTTTCTAACTGTGTCCAATGCTTCTAAATGAGGTTGAAGTTTTTCTAACAAAGGAAGTAAAAAACGTACCGCTTCAAAATTAGCGCGCGCCCTACGTGTGGCTTGACTAGATTTTGTTAAATCAAAATCTTCAGCAAACCGCCAAGCACTTGTAGAAAGATCCTCAACGTCAGGATTAAACAAACCTAGTTCAACCATTTTCGCTTCAATAAGGTTCACAATCTCGCTAACCTCATCTACAGCAGCGCCAACTTCACCTTTAGAAACAACAATGCGGCGAATTAAATCACCAACTTCTCCAGCCTCATCTTTAAGCACACCTAAAATTTCTTCGCTTTGACCAATCCGAGAATTTAAATAAGAAACAGTCCACACATGAGAACTTTCTTGCCTAACCCCCGAAAGAGCGTCAATGCTTTGCAAAGTAACTTTCTTTTCATCATCTAACTTTAAAAAATAATTTTGCGCTTTTAAACCCAACTGTTCTAAATGCTCTAAAGCAGCATTAACTTCAGCAACTTCTGAAAATTCAAAAACAACCTTGTACTGATTAGCCATGTAAACTTCCATAGCCCTGTTTTTTAAATCACGAGAAGTAGAAGAAATATAACCATTTTCTCTTCTTGCAAAAGACTGGGTAAATAAACTTTCATCATCATTGATATGACCTGCTCGTCTAAAAGCCCTATCTATTTGCTCATTAACAGAAAGATTTTCAGGATGAGGACGCAAATGATCTTTATATCTTATAGCCATAGGTCTTTGCATCTGAGCGGCACCACGTTTTAAATCACCTTGAGTAAAGGCTGGACCTTCAGGATCTAAACGTTGCGGCATCTGTCTTTTTATTACAGTAAGAACCCAATTATCACGATTTCTTTTTCCATTAGGAAGAAACAAATTTTCATCAGGGGTTCCCTTTTTAGGAATCCAAAGTTCACTACCCGGAACAAATTCGTTTTTAGAATTAATATACGGTTCAGTTATTGTTCGTTCTCTGAAATGACCTGACTGCCCGCGAGTTGAAGCCTCTGACCAACTTCTAGTTTTTAACGAAGCAAAAGGAACTTCTGGCTCTAACAGATCCATAAGTTCATCAGGGATACGAGACACCTTGTCAAATTTAAAAACTGATTTTATTAACTCCCTTGCGTTTTTGTAACCTCCAACAGGTTTTTCATTTTGAGCGCGCGGAGTGTAACCTCCCCGCACGTCATTTTCCCTCATGCTTTGAGCAAGATCAGATTTGTCACCATAAAGATCGTCACGTACAACAAACTCTCTTATTTTTCCTTTTGGACCATGAGTTAAATCATCGTAAAGGCGACGCATCTCTATAAGATCTTCAAAAGCAACTCCAGTTTCTGCTTCTATTCTTTGAATATAACCGGGAGATACCCCATCTAGTTGTTCAAAACCTTCACGACCTAACTCATCAAACCATTCAACATGAACAGGTTGAATTTCATTAGTAAAAAAATTAAGTTTCGTATCATCTATTTTTGCAAAAGCAGGAGTTGTTCTTATCCTATTTAAAAATTCTTCTTGAGCCCTTTCCGCTGTACCGACATAATTAGCACCCATCGTTTGACCACGAACCGCAGTATTTTTCATCATAAATCCTGTGGCAACTCTTTGAGGATCATTCGTCCGAAGTAAATAATTTATAGCATTTGTTTGTTCAGTATTAAATTTAGCGGACGCTGCACGACCAAGAGCAGAAACACTAATTCTGCCCATTGCATATCCCGGAAGAGCCTGCACTCTGCCAAAAAAGTTTCCTAAAAAAGGAGAACCAGTAGGCCATTTAAAAGCAACTTCTAAAGGAACGCGAGAAACAGTGCGCGCAACTTGTTCAACAAAATCATCGGTTCCTTTCATCCCTTTAGGAACACCCTTCATTTTAGAAGCACCCAAAACAAAATCAAAAAGAGTTTGACCTTCAGGAATTTCTTTCTTTGCGTAATCTTTAAACATCTGAGGAATTTTTTCCGCTCTTCTACGAGAAGCAGATTGAACAAAAGGACTTGAACGAGAAATTCTTCCCAAGAAAGGTCCAGTACCCGGCATACGAAGCCTTAATCCGGTTTGTATTCCCAAATCTTCAATTAATTTTTTATGCTCTGGCCGTCCTTTTTTCATTAAAACATTACGAACAGCAGACATGTTTTTTGTTTGACCTAAAGTAGTTATTGCTAAATCAACTGCTTCTCTTTCAGCCGCTGCCGCTTTACCAGACATGTTTAACAAATCATTTCTACGCCGCACCAAAACATCGCTCATTCTACGGCTAGTTGCTTGACGTGCAAAAGCATTCAAACCACCCATCCAAGCCAAAGGATCCATAGCAACATCGCCAGCAAAACCTACGATACGATTACCCCAACCACCTAAACCAAGATCAATATTTAAATCAGCCATAATGTCGCCAAACCTGTGATGCTCACGAGTTTGACGCAACCAATCCGAACCAGAAAATCCTTCACCTTGAAATAAATCCACAGTCTCTTGAACAGTAGAAGCAATAACAGACCGAGGTGTGTCCAAAACTGCTAAAGCCTTTAAAGCCAAACCACCAAGGTCGCCCCAAAATCCTCCACCACCGTCTTGTTGTGGGCGTAACGCATCAAACATCATTTGAGTGCGTTCTATAGTTGCAGGGGTCACATCAGAGGAACCAAAATCCCGTCCAAAAAGGTCAGTTTGCCTTCCGGCAATTATTGATTGTAACTCTTCTCGGTTAGGCAAATTAGAAGAAGAATTA